AGAATTCATCAATGGCGATCACCATGTAAAAATGGCAAAAGCTTTCGACGATATAGCCAGTGGTAAATTAAAACGTTTAATTATTAATATGCCACCTAGACATACCAAGTCTGAGTTTGCTTCTCATTTGTTCCCTGCTTATTTGTTAGGTAAAAATCCTAAATTAAAAATTATAGAAGCTACCCACACCGCTGACCTTGCAGTTAATTTTGGACGTAAAGTTAGGGATTTAATTGACGGAGATGAATATAAAGAACTTTTTCCTGATACCGAACTAAAAGCAGATAGCCGTTCTGCAGGTAAATGGTTAACAAATAAAGGCGGCGAATACTACGCTGCAGGTATTGGTGGTGCGTTAGCGGGAAGGGGTGCGGATTTGTTTATTATTGATGATCCTCATTCAGAACAAGATGCTATGTCAGATAAAGCGATGGATGAAGCTTACGAATGGTTTATGGCAGGTCCTCGTCAAAGGTTACAGCCTGGAGGTGCAATCGTTATAGTTATGACCCGTTGGAATAAAAAAGATTTAACAGGTCGTTTAATGAAAAAGATGAGCCAAAACGAAGGAGCAGACCAATGGGAAGTTATTGAGTTCCCTGCTATTTTACCTAGTGGAGCTCCGCTTTGGGAAAATTATTGGAAGTTACCTGAACTAGAAAGTATTAAAGCTTCGGTTAGTCCAGCAAAATGGGCTGCTCAATATATGCAACGCCCAACAGGAGAGGGTATTTCGATTATACCTAAAGAATGGTTTATGGTTTGGGAAGAAACTACGCCCCCGAAATGTGATTATATAATTCAAAGTTATGATACAGCTTTTTTAAAATCAGAAAGAGCTGACTTTACCGCTATAACAACTTGGGGTGTTTGGTATCCTGACGGAAAGATAGGTGAAGAAATATATCACGGTAACGATGCACATTTAATTTTAATAGATTGTGTTAAAGAACGTTTTGATTTTCCTGAATTAAAAGAAGAAGCATTACGTTTATATGATTATTGGACTCCTGATACCGTAATTATCGAAGCTAAAGCTAGTGGTATACCTTTAGTACAAGAATTACGTAGGGTAGGTATTCCTGTTAACACTTTTAGTCCAGGAAAAGGACAAGATAAAATTGCTAGATTAAATTCTGTATCTCCTATTTTTCAAGACGGTAGAGTCTGGGTTCCTGATAACAGATTCGGCGAAGAACTTATGGAAGAAGTTTCTGATTTCCCTTCAGGAGAAAACGATGACCTCGTTGATGCGACAACTTTAGCTTTAGCTAGATTTAGGGAAGGCGGCTTTTTACAATTAACTAGTGATTATTTTGAGGAAGAAGAACCCTTTCATGGACAAAGGGTTTATTATTAAGCAAAATCATACTATGATGTATAACTATGGCTATTGAAAAACAACCTCTACAAGCTGTTCCTAATTCTCAAGAGTCCATTGAGCTAGAAATTATGCAACAACCTGAGGAGGAAACTGAACTTTTTGTTCAGCCTGATGGGTCTATTATTCGAGGCAGTGAAATGCCAGAAGAAACATCTTCTAAGTTTGGAGCAAACTTAGCAGAAGAATTAGATGAACGTGAATTATCTACAATAGCTACCGAATTAGTAGGTTCTTATGAAGATGATTTAGATTCACGGTCTGATTGGTTTTCTACATACGTAGATGGATTAGATTTATTAGGTATTAACGCCGATTCTAGATCCCAACCTTTTGTTGGGGCTTCAGGAGTACATCATCCAATATTAGCAGAAGCTGTAACTCAGTTTCAAGCACAAGCATATAAAGAAATGTTGCCTGCTGGCGGACCTGTAGATACAGAAGTTTTAGGAATGACCGATAACGCTAAGTTAGAAAAAGCAAATCGTGTTAAAAACTTCATGAATTACCAAATTACGTATAAAATGGAAGAATATGACCCTGAAATGGATCAATTACTTTTTTATCTACCTTTATCAGGCTCTGCATTTAAAAAAGTTTACTATGATCCTGCAGTCGGTCGTGCAGTAGCTCGTTTTGTTAAAGCAGAAGACCTAGTAGTTCCGTATTACGCAGTAGATTTATTAACTTCTCCTAGAATTACCCACGTAATTCACATGGCAGAAAACGAATTACGTAAATTACAGCTTTCAGGCTTCTATAGAGACACTGAAATGTCGTCTCCAGGATCTGATTCAGAAAGAACTGACGTTGATGATAAGATTGAAGAGCTACAAGGACTAACTAGAACGATAAGTGATGAAGAATTTACTCTTTTAGAGATGCATGTTGACTTAGATTTAGAAGGATATCAAGATACTGACGAAAATGGGGAAGAAACGGGGCTAGGTTTGCCCTATATTGTAACTATTTGCAAAGATAACAACGAAGTTCTATCAATTAGACCAAATTATAGCGAAAAAGACCCAATGCGGAAGAAAACTGAGTATTTTACGCATTATAAGTTCCTTCCAGGACTAGGATTCTATGGTTTTGGCTTAATTCACATGATGGGTGGGTTAACTAAGTCAGTTACCGCAATTTTACGTCAATTAATAGACGCAGGAACACTTTCTAACCTTCCAGCAGGGTTTAAATCCCGTGGATTGAATATTCAACGTCATGATGACCCATTACAGCCAGGAGAATGGCGAGATGTCGATGCTCCAGGAGGAAGATTACAAGATGCTTTCCTTCCACTACCTTATAAAGAGCCTAGCGGAACTTTAGCTAGTTTATTAGGTTCATTAGTTGATTCTGGTAAAAGATTTGCGGCTACAGTAGAAGCTCCAACAGGCGACGGCAACTCTGAAGCTCCTGTCGGTACAACAGTAGCACTTTTAGAAAAAGGACAAAGAGTTATGTCCGCTATTCATAAAAGATTACATTACGCACAAAGAACCGAGTTTAAAATACTAAAAAGAGTATTTAGTGAGTTTTTACCTCCTGAATACCCTTATCAGGTTCAAGGGGCGTCAGAAAATGTATTTAAAGAAGATTTTGACAGTTCTGTAGACGTTATCCCTGTAAGTGACCCAAATATCTTTAGTATGACTCAAAGAATTACTTTAGCTCAAACACAGCTACAAATGGCACAAGCAGCCCCAGAATTACATGATTTACGGGAATCTTACCGAAAAATGTATCTAGCCTTAAATATTAAAGATATTGACGCATTATTGCCTCCAGAAGCCGAAGTTCCCGCAAGAGACCCAATATCTGAACAACAAGCTTCAATGACAGGTAATCCTATAAAAGCTTACGAATTTCAAAATCATGAAGCATATATAGCAAGTCATAGTGCTTTTATGCAAAATCCTATGGTTCAATCTAATCCTATAGCAACCCAAGCAATAGGAGCTAATATACAAGAACATCAAGCGATGTTATATAAACAACAAATAGAACAAGCTATGGGACAGCCGCTTCCTGCAATGGAAGAAGGACAAATGCCTCCAGAAGTTATGAATCAGATCGCAGGTATGGCAGCACAAGCAACACAACAAGTTACAGGTCAGGCACAAGCCATGGCACAAGCTCAGGCTGCAGCACAACAAAATCCACAAATGGAAATGTTCCAGCAGCAATTACAATTAGAAAAAGAACAGTTGATGCAAAAATCAGAAGACGATATGCGAGACGCAGAATTAGCTATGGCTAAAGCACAACTAGATGCACAAGTTAAACGTGAGAAAATAGAAGCAGACCAAAGAGTAGCCGATACTAAAACTGCGGTAGATTTACAAGAATTAGAGCAAAAGGCACAAGCCGATGCAGATAAGAACTACACCGAGCTAGTAAAAACAGTTAGGGAAAGTAGAAAACAAAACGGAGAAAAATAATGCATAGAAACAAAGACTACCCGTCTCCTTCTAAGAAGGTTAATAAAGCGGCTCCTAGTGAACCAAAAATGGTTGATAACACTAAGACACAATCTGTTACAGCAGGTGAATGCTTAGATAAGCCTGAAGAAGCTAAAGTTAAAGCAGCTTACGGGCAGACGAAAGGACTTCTTTGGTATAGATCAATTAAATAAATGGACTATATCACAGCTACGGAGCATTTGCTTCGTAAATATCGTGAGAGAAAAGAAGCTCTCACGCAAACATTAGCTTCTGGAAGTATTGAAGATTTTCATCAATACCAAAGGATAGTTGGTGAAATAACAGGTTTGAGGATTGCTGAACAAGAGATTCAAACCTTACATTCCAATATGGAGGATGCATATGACGACTAAAGTCGAAAAGAAAATTGTTCCAGATAGAGTATTAAGAGAATTCGGAAGTGACGCTCCAGTGCAATCACTAGAGCCCACAATCACTCCCGATAATCTAGACTCTCATGCAGAATCGTTACCTAGACCAACTGGGTATCGAATTTTAATATTACCATTTACACAATCCACTGTGACTAAAGGCGGTATACACATAGCTAAAGCTACTGTTGACAGGGAAAGACTTGCAACTGTTGTTGGTTATGTAGTTGCTATGGGCGCAGACGCTTATAGTGATCCACATAAGTTTCCTGAAGGACCTTGGTGTAAAGAAGGTGATTGGGTGATCTTTGGCAGATATGCTGGAGCTCGTTTTCAAATAGAAGGTGGCGACATGCGTATTCTAAATGATGATGAGATTCTAGCCTGTATAGATGATCCCGAAGCAATATTATCATAACAATCTTGAGGAGGACTCATGCAAAATAATGAAGCAGAAAAAATAGAACTAGAATTAGAACTTCCCGAAGGGGAAGTAGATGTAAGAGAAGCAGATGTAGATACATCACTTCCAGACACTATTCAACAAGAAGCAACAGTAGAGGAAATTAAAACTGATAGCGTTGGTAAAGAGTTGGATGAGATTAGTGAATCAGTACAAAAACGTATAGATAAGCTAACGTATAAAATGCGAGAAGCAGAAAGACAGCGAGATGAAGCTGTTGGATATGCTCAAAGCATTAATCAAAGTAATACCCAACTTAAAGAAAAGTTAAAGAATTCCGATTCTTCCCTTTTCAAAGAGTATGATAACAGGGTACAATCAGAAATTGAAAGAGCAAAGTCTCTTTTAAAAGAGGCACAGGATGCAGGAGATGGTGAACAAGTTGCAAATGCAACTGAAAAACTTTCTAGAGCTAGTGCTGAAGCAGAAAATCTTAGAAGGCTTTCGGCTCAGCAACAGGTTAGAGAGAAAAACAAACCTCAAGACGTACCTGTTGAGCCTTATCAGCCGACTTTACAAGCGCAAGCGGCAGGACCAGATCCTAAAGCAGAGCAATGGGCGGCTAATAATAAATGGTTTGGAGATGATCAAGCAATGACGTTTGCAGCTTTTGGAATACATAAACAGTTAGTGGAAGAAGGGGTTGACCCAAGTTCTGATAACTACTATTCTGAAGTTGATAAAAGAATGCAAGAAAATTTCCCACATAAGTTTTCAGAAGAGCAGTCTGCCCCCGTGCAACAGGTTGCTGCCTCTAGCCGAGGGGTTAGTGGTAAAAAAGGATCACGCAAAATAAAGTTATCACCTAGTCAAGTAGCAATAGCGAAAAGATTAGGGGTACCGCTAGAAGAATATGCTAGACATATCGAAGGAGTATAAATATGACAGATGATAATAAAACAACAGAAGTCAGGACTGACCGTAACTCACGGTCTGCAGAGACACGAGACTCTCAAACTCGCAGAACGCCTTGGGCACCCCCATCCATGTTGGATGCACCCAAACCACCTCCTGGATACCAATTCAGGTGGATAAGAGAAGCTACTAGAGGGATAGATGATAAATCTAATATGTCTAAACGTATTAGAGAAGGATATGAACCTGTGAGAGCAGAAGATTTTCCTGAATTTGAAGCCCCTACTATTGATAGTGGTAGTAACTCTGGAGTCATTGGTGTTGGAGGATTAATTCTTGCTAAAGTTCCAGTTGAAACCGCGGATGAGCGTAATGCTTATTTTTCAAACCAAGCAAAAACTGCTATGGAAGGTGTAGATCAAAACTTTATGCGAGAAAGTGACGCTAGAATGCCTATAAAAGATAGTGATATCCAAAGGACTTCTAAAGTCGCGTTTGGTAGTAAACCTACCAATAAAGGAAATTAATAATAACAATGTATATAGACAAAGGAGATAATCATGGCTAATACAAATAAACCAGATGGTTTTACTCCCGCATATCATATGTACGGTGGTGTTATTCGTCCTGCTAAAATGAGAATCGCGAGTGAAGCATCAGCATCAATCTTTTCAGGTGATGTTGTAACTTTATCTAGTGGTTATGTCATTCAAGGAACGGCGACAAGCACACCTATAGGCGTATTTTACGGAGTATTCTTTACTGCTACAGACGGCACCCCAACTTTTTCAAAAGTTTGGACTGGGTCTACGGCAACACTAGGTGGAGCAGATGCAGAAGCTCTCGTTTATAACGATCCCGCGATCGTTTACGAAGCTCAATTTACAGCAGGTACTCCTGCGGTAAGTTTTATCGGCTCTAAATATACTCTTTCTACTACTGCAGGCAGCACTGTCAACGGTAGGTCAAAGGAAGGGGTCACAGCAACTACTTCAAGTGGTGTAGCGTTAATGGTAGGTTTCGCCTCGCAACCAAGCAACTCAATCGGTGCTTATGCGAGAGGACTCTTCACATTCCCGACTAACACATTTGCGGTCTAATTAGGAGCATAAATAATGGCAATTAATAGAGCCCAACTAGTCAAAGAACTAGTACCAGGACTCCATGCTCTTTTTGGATTAGAGTATGAGAGATATAATAACGAGCACGAAGACATCTTCGACACCGAGACATCTGAAAGGGCGTTTGAGGAAGAAGTAATGTTAAGTGGGTTTGGTGAAGCACCAACTAAAGGAGAAGGAGCAGCGGTCATTTATGATACAGCTCAAGAATCTTTTACTTCGCGTTATACACATGAAACCGTAGCATTAGCATTTGCGTTGACAGAAGAAGCTATCGAAGATAACCTCTACGATACACTTTCTTCAAGATACACAAGAGCTTTAGCAAGGTCTATGCAACAAACTAAGCAAGTGAAAGCTGCTAACGTATTAAACAATGCGTTTAGTTCTTCATTTGTTGGTGGTGATGGAAAAGAGCTTTGTGCTACTGACCATCCTACTGTTGCAAACGTGGATTTGAAAAATGAGTTGACTACTTCAGCTGACTTAAATGAAACTTCACTGGAACAAGCGTTAATTGATATCGCTGATTTCAGAGATGAAAGAAATTTAAAAGTCAATGCACAAGCAAGGAAATTAATAATTCCACCTTCTTTGCAGTTTGTAGCAGATAGACTCTTAGAAACTCCTGGAAGAGTTGGTACTTCAGATAATGACATCAATGCAATTAGAAACATGGGAATGGTTTCTGAAGGCTATGTTGTTAATCATTATCTAACGGATACTGACGCTTTCTTTATCAAAACTGACGTACCTAACGGATTA